TCGCGCCAGCCGAAGCCGCTGCCGTCACGAAAGACGACGTTTGGATCAGTTGCCCGTTAGAAGCAACATACGCCACGCTGGTGCCAATCGGGATCGCCGCAGGCAAGCCAGAACCCGTGAGGGTGATAGCCGTACCAGACGAAGAACCCGTTGCCGACACGCTGAAGGCCGTATCTTCAACCACGCCAACACAGCGAACCGGCAGGATCGTAGACACAGGCGTAGCGGTCGGGGCCAGCACGGCGTTTGCCGAGTTGCCCGTGTTCACGTTGCCAGTGTTGTTGATCATGCTCAGGTTCGTGCCTACCATCGCCAGAGCGCCAGAGGCAATCGCCGTGGTAGCAGAGCAAACCACAGCCTTGAACACCGTGTCAGGATCGTCAGCAACAACCGCTGCCGCATCGCCAGCCAGCGTAGACGCGGGCCAGTATTGCGAGAAACGCTTCTGCTTCGTCACCGGGTCGGTGTACGAACAACCGAGGAAAATCCCGGTGACTTGGTTGGAACCCGTGCCGGTCGTGACCGAAGCGCGAGTGATGAAACCACGACTGAGCACCACGAATTCACCGTAGAAGATGTCCGTAGCGTAGCCGTACTGAATCGGCAGGGAACGGGTAGAACCCGCAAACACCTGCCCACCGATCAAATTGATCGGCTTTAGCCCGTAGGGGGCGTCTACCGAGGGGTAGGCCATGTGAGACTCCTAAAGTTTAAGCACCGCGTCCGAACGACACCTCAGACTTGCGCTCTCGGAAAAGAGGCATCCGGGGGTCACTCTCGCGCATGTAGTTGTTGTCCACTGACGCCATCTGCCCATCAGCTTGACGCTGATAAAAGGCGTTCCGTTGTTCAGTGAACTCCTTCGGTGTTTTGCAAAGCATGAGCCCGCCGATCTGAATGCTGTCCGGGAAGCGGCCCGCGCCGGTCTCCGCAACATACGTCTCTGGGTGATCACTGGCCTTGACGGGCTCCCAGCCCTCTTGAAGTTTCATGGAAACATTGCGCGGGTCGGCGTTACCAAGGGTACTCACACGAATCCAGCGCATGGCATATCCAGGCTCCTCATTTACATGGGGAAGCACATCAGGAACCATCCACTGCTTGGGCCTTTCAGCCTTTGCACGAGTGTCAAATTCACGGGGGATTCTGGGTTCAGCCATTTTGTTTCCTCATTTCTTCCGCTACCGCACGGGCGTACTGCTCATTCGTCAGTCCGAGCCGCTTGGCGATTTGAACTTGTGATTGCGTCAACACGATCTTTCTGGGCGCTACGCTGCGCGTGGCGGGTGCCACAACCGACGACTTACGTTTTTCCGAGTGGAACGCATCTGGAAAAACACTGCGTACACGGGAATTGATCTTCTCGTAGTACTCGTCGCTTGTTGGGTTGACCCCGCTTTCCACAAGTTTCTCATGTACCGCAAGAGCAAGCGCCGTCATCTCTTTGTCGGCCCCGAACCAGGAATTGGCTTCTTGCCACGCTCTGGCTTTGGTGTCGATCTGAGGCACATACTCAGGCTGTGGAGCGGGTTGTACCACAGATGCGGGGGCTTGTGCAACTGCCTGAGGAGTCTGGGGCTTGAAATTGTTGACACGCTCTGCTCTGATCTTAGCGGTTGTCAGTTCTTCCTGCGCCTCAATGAACGCTTCAGTGTCACCTGCCTCATGCGCGGCTTTGAGCTTTGCCTTTGCTGATTCAACCTCGTTGGCAACAACCTTCTTTGCTTGTTCAAGCAAAGCCTGCTGGCCTTGGCCCAAACTGCCCTGTAGGCGCTTGTTCTCTTCTACGAGGTTCTGAGCGAGGCGCACTGCTTCTTCACGTTCACGCAGCGCAGATTCCTTGGCTCTGCGCTCTTCGTGATATCCCTTGGAAAAGTGCTGGATGCGCTTCTTTACTCCTTCGGAGTACTGCGCCAGTTCGTCGTCCGTGACCTCCGCAGGGGCTTCCTTCATGGGCTTGCGCCCACGGTCCTGCTCAGGCGTGTCGTCTACGACCTCAATCTCGGTGTCGCCTTCGATCTCGATCTCCAGCTTTTCTTCGACGGGCTTTTCTTTTTCCACCTCATCGGGGAACTTAAATTCGTTCATGTGTTACTCCTTTGCGTCTTGGGGGACGAGTGCTTTGAGCATGCGGATCTTGCCTTCAAGGTAATTAAGGTATTGGCCTTGATCAACAGAACGAGACTTCAAAGTTCGCTCCATGTTTTCAAAACGAGACGTCAACTGCTGCAACGTATGTTTCATCGCAGTCAGTTCGTACCAAGCAAAATCGTCGGTTATGCCGTAGGTGTGGTACTCATCGTTATCCACGCTTGATCCCCCTCGGATCTTGCACAACAGCTTCAACCGAATCATCATTAATGATGCGGAACTCTTGACCGTGGATCTTTAGCCGCGTACCAGAATTGGGTCGAACCAGCACAAAGTCACCGACTTTGCACGAAGGCCCACTGGGGAAGCGCAGTGGATCTTTGTAGCAGTCTGGTCCCATCTTGGCGACATACAGAACTGGACTCAACACTTCTTCAAAGTGCATGGTCTGCCCTGCTTTGACCAGACCGCTTTCGTACGCTTCTTCCGCTTTAGGCAGAACGCAGAGCAAGTGGTAGGTCACCGGATCAGGCACTTGTCGGGCCTTTTCCTCATCAGTTTGCGGCAACACGGTTGTGTTTTGGCCGTCGCTCAGGAGTAGTTCACTCATCGTCGTTTTCCATCTTTCGCACAAGGTCGGTTATGAAGGCATGAGCACGTGAAAGACCCTGGATTTCACCCGTCATGAATTTGTACTCAGCAAAATCCTTTGCTGCACCTGAGATAAGCGCCTGCGCGATGGTTTCGCGGCGCTCTTCCAGTTCTTTGATAACTACGTCAAACGCAGTAGTCATGGTTACTCCTTATTTCGTTGAGTTCGCATCATCTGCTGCCGAGTTTTGATCGCATCGGACTGGACTTGCTGCCTCATCTTTTGTTGGTGAATCTGTTCCTTCTGCTGAAGTTCTTGTTGAGCCTTCATGGCCTTTAGCCGGGGGTCTTCGCCCTGATTCTTCTGGGCCTCAAGCTGTAGCCGTTGCGCTTCAAGTTGCAGCTTTTGCTGCGCAATTTGGAAGTCCATCTGGTCGTTTTGAGCTTTACGTTGCATCTCGGCTTGCTTCAACTGCAACTCAGCTTGCTGCATCTGTAACGTCGGGTCTTGGGCCATCTGCTGTGCCTGTTGTTGCGCGGCCATTGCTTGGTTCTGCACCATCGTCCTCTGAGCGGCTGCGGCAATCAGCGGAGCTAGGGCCTTCTCATCTTCAGGTGCTATCGGTGCATTTGACTCGTCATCCAAGGCGGGCAGAGGTACACCCAACGACATCTCCACTTGAGCCCTGTACGCAAATGCAGCGTGTTCTGCAATGTGAGCCATGAGCGCGGCCATCATCCCTTGAGCCATTGGGTTCTGTCCTACAGTAGACATAACCTTAGGATCTTGCATAAACGACTGATGCGTCATCAAGTGCGCATCATGGTCTTGATACGCAAACGCTTTGAGAGGTTTCCCCCTCAGGACGTTCATGTTTTCCGTCACCGGATCTTGAGGCTTCTGATCCTCCGGAACTGCTACCAACCGCTCGGCGTTCTTGATACCCAACACCTCAAGCATCTGCCGGTGAAGTTGAGGAAGGTCGTAAATCTGCGGGGCACCTTGAGCCAGTTGCAGTGCAGCTTGGTACTGCATGATCCGCTGCGCCATCGTGGCGGCGTTCGGGTCGCTCACGGGAATTACTTCAACAAGGTCGTAGTCAGATTGCTTGACCGACCGATCACCACCCTCCGGCGTGTAGGAATAGTCCGCAGGCAGGAAATCCCGAATGATGCCCTTGAGGAGCTTGAACTCCATCCGAAGCGAAGCGTGAACCCGCGCCTGGACAGCACTCATTGTCTTGAGTTGCCGCTCCAAAATTGCCAGCGTTGTCCCAACAGGAGCCTGGGCGCTCATATCGCTGACCTTGAGGTCCGCTACCGACGCAAGCCTTCGTCCGTCTTCAGTAATTGACTGGAGCAAAGCCGCCAAAACTTGGCTCGGCTCCTTGTAAGGAAGCGGCATGATGTTGTCACGCACACTCCCCGAAGGAATGTCCACATCCCTGAACTCACCCGGAGCAATCGGTGTGTCATCGCCCTTGATCCGAAGGCCGCGAGACTTCAGACCACCCGGCAGGTTGGACAGGGTGCCAGCATCCACTAATTGCCGGATGATGGAAGTGCCTGCGCGAGCATAACCACCAATAAGGTGGATATAACCCAGACCATAAGCGCCAAAACCAGGAATATACGTGTACTGGACGAAGTGCTGTCGCTTGAGTTTCTTGTCGTCGTCTTCGTTCCAGTTTCGTCGGATGGACAGGACGGTGTTGGTGCCTCTTTCGACCGTGACCACATACGGCAAAGGAACTTCATCTTCGTACCCCGGCATGTCCCAGTCTACGTGGATCTCCAATACCTGATACCGATCATCGTCGGTAAGGGTATACCCTTGCTCTTCGGCTTTTTTCTTCTCAATGTCAGTGAAAAACCTGACAGGTTCACCCAGTTCTACGTCTTTGTAGAAACCTGCTACCTGTAGTTTCTTGATCTCGTTTTCAGTTTTGCGCATGACATGGGTCACACGCTCTGAGGTGTACACATTTGACGCCCCGTAGGGCATCACAAGGTCTTCAGCCGGGACAAACGGAGCCGCAGGCAGTTCTGTGCTGGGGTTCGGGTAGATCTTCTTGAACGCCGCACCAGAAAGGCCAAGGGAGTACAGCATCCG